GTCGGGCACATCCCCCGTGTCTTATTCAAGCGGTGTTATTAGCATGGCTGCGGCCACTGCCAGCGTCAACGGTTACATGACAAGCACCTACGCTGCTAAGCTGGACGGTATTGCAGCAGGCGCAACGAACGTTACCAACACAAACCAACTGACTAACGGTGCTGGGTTTATCACTGGTTCAGGCAACACGACCGGTAGCGCAGGCTCGGTTGCAACTACCAATTTCAGCATCGTAGAGTCTGGTGGTAAATTGCTGTTTAAATACGGCGGCACTACCATTGCAAGCATGGACAGCAGCGGTAACTTGACAACTGTAGCAAACGCAACTGCTTACGGCACACCATAAGGAACACACATGACACTGCCATCATCCGGCCCATTGAGCCTGTCAGACATTCAAGGTGAGTTTGGAGGTTCTAATCCAATTGGCATGAACGAGTACTACGCAGGTGGTGGCTTGGTTCCGTCTGGAACTTCGGGTACGTATGGCGCTGTGCCAACAAGCGGCCAAATCAGTGTGCAGAATTTTTACGGCACATCTAACTTTGTACCAATTTATATTGAAGAAGTGTTTAGTACGTGGCTTTATCAAGGTAACGGTTCTACACAGACAATCACTAACGGGATAAATGTATCTGGTAGCGGTGGTTTGGTTTGGATTAAAGGTAGAAACGGTAGCGCTGCACCAGACCATTTACTTTATGACACAAATAGGGGCGTTACAAACGCGCTCATAACAAACTCATCTGCCAGTACTTATACAAACGCCAACACACTTACGGCTTTCACAAGCAGCGGTTTTTCTATTGGAAGTTATATTTACGTAAACGGCCCACCATCAAACCCACCATTTCCAGATCAATTTGTCTCATGGACATTTCGCAAGCAGCCAAAGTTCTTTGACATTGTGACCTATACGGGGGATGGCTCATATACTCGTTCAATTTCGCACTCTCTTGGATCAACCCCGGGTTGTGTGATTATTAAACGTACAAATGGTACAGGTGATTGGTATGTGTGGCATAGGTCTATAGATCCAACATATACACTTTATTTAAATGGCACTAATGCGTCATCTCCTATAGGTGTAAATTGGTCGCCCTCATCTACAACATTTACCGCAACAACTCAAAATACTACAAACAATTCAGGATATACCTACGTTGCATATTTGTTTGCCCATAATGCTGGAGGTTTTGGCGCAACTGGTTCGGACAACGTAATTACTTGTGGGTCTTATGTAGGAAATAACACGCCGGGTAATACGGTAACACTTGGCTATGAACCCCAATTGGTGCTTATTAAGAATGCTTCAGATTTCGGTACAGAGTGGATTCTTGAAGATGTCATGCGGCAAATGGATCGTACCAATAGTAACTTTTTATCTCCAAATTCAAGTGCAGCCGAATCATCTGCGGGTATGGCAACAATTGTTCCAACTGCAACGGGATTTTTTCTCAATAATAGTGGTGGTGGAGATTTTAATTACGGTGGCTCAACTTACATTTACATAGCAATCCGCCTTGGCCCAATGAAAGTACCTACGGTCGGAACAAGTGTTTTTGCTCCTGTTTATCAGGCGGGTGGCGGTACGGTGACTACAAATTTCCGTGCTGACATGACCATTACCAAAGACGTTGCCGTTGCTGCTGTTGGCGATAATTTTGTTTGGGACAGACTACGTGGGTCAGCTGACGGGTCACTACAGGCGAACAATTTAAAAACAAATAGCGCCTCTTCAGAGTCTTCGGGAAGCTTTTCAGCGGCAGTAATGAACGTAAGTAACGTTGCTGTTAAAGATTCCTTTTACGGTTCGGGCTACAACATTATTTATTGGAATTTCCAGCGTGCTCCCGGTTTTATGGATGTTGTGTGCTATACAGGTACTGGAAGTGCTACCACAGTCCCCCACAATTTAGGAGCGGTTCCTCAATGGATAATCGTTAAGCGTAGAAGTGGAACAGAAGGTGGGTTTGGGGTAGGGGACTGGTACGTTTATTCCTCAGCGCTAGGTAACGATTATTTTGTAGCCCTTAATGGTGCAGATTCAAAGTCCAACAGCGGTCTTTGGAATTACACTTCTCCAACGTCCTCTGTTTTTTCAGTTGGCACATTTTTTACAAACTATTCGGGTGATAAGTACGTTGCATACCTTTTTGCCACGGTTGCAGGGGTCAGTAAGGTGGGTAGTTATACAGGTACCGGAGCAGCCAGAACTATTGACTGTGGTTTTACAACAGGCGCAAGATTTGTGTTAATTAGGCAAACAGCAAATGGCGGGGGGTCTTGGTACCTTTGGGATTCTGCGCGCGGTATTAGTTCCAGCAATGATCCATATATTCTTTTGAATTCTGCAGGGGCGCAAGTAAGTGGTACAAACTACGTTGATACCGCAAGCGTTGGCTTTCAAATCACATCCGCAGCAACGGCTGCCGACATTAACACTTTATATGCTCCGTACATCTTCTTAGCAATCGCATAAAGGAACATCATGGAAATCAGAGTTCGTTCAACTGGCGCAGTAATGTTTTGGAATGAGTTCCGTGACTTGCTGTTGTCTCAAAATCCTTCAGAGCTAATCACAGTTGCGCCACAGACTGAAGCGTGGATCAATGCCCACGGCGCTGACATTGTGTATGAAGGTGCGCAAGCCACCGGCGGTACGGTGTATCAGTACTCAATGCGTCAAGGCGTTGAACAAATTGGCGACAAGTGGCATACCAAGTACGTGCTCGGCCCTATCTTTATTGATACCCCTGCCATAGAAGACCGACCCGCAAGAACGGCTGTGGAAAACGAAGCTTTATACAAAGCAGCAATGGATGCAGAACAAGCGGCTAATGTGCGTCAGCAACGTAATCGTCGCCTTGCAGCTTTAGATTGGACACAGGGTAAAGACATTCCTGACAGCATCAGTTCACCTGCGGCGTTTGTTCGTCAGGGTCTGCGTGATGTGCCAAATCAGGAAGGTTTCCCTTGGGCAGTTGTCTGGCCTGACGCTACTGAGTAACCATGCGCGATTGGGCTGACATTCTTGTGATTGCAGCCTGTATTGTCACCTTCATTGTGTGGGGGACAGCAACGATTTTTTGGATGTGGGGATGAAATGGCTGTTGATGCTCTTTCTCGTAGTTTTGCCGGGAGCAGCCAGCCAAGACAGGAAAACTGAATACCGCTGTGTGCGGTGGGCTTGGACGGGTGATGTTTATAACCGTAAGGTGGTTTGCCTACAGTGGGAAAAGGTTGAGCGCAAATGATTCCTATAGATCCGATAACGGCACTTGAAGGGCTGCAAACTGCAATCAGTGTCGTTAAGAAAGCTAGTAGAGTCGCTAGTGATCTAGCGGGATTGGCTCCATCCATTGCGAAGCTTTTTGACGCAAAGAGCACTGCGACCAAGGCCATGCTTCAGGCCAAGCGTACAGGTGGTAAATCCAACCTTGGCGCGGCGCTTCAGATTGAGATGGCTTTGGATGAAGCCAAGCGGTTTGAGGAACAGCTAAAAATGCTTTTTATGCAGGCTGGCCGTATTGACGTATGGAATGCAGCCAAGGCCCGGCAAGCTGAGATGGACAGAGATGATGCCAAAGAGATGGCCGCTTTGCATGCTGAAGAAAAGAAACGCAAAGAAGACGAGCAAGAGCAGATGGCATGGGCTATAGGCATTGTGGTAATTGTGATGTTCTTGGGCGCTGTTGGTTGGGGAATCAGTGAAATCTCTGAGCTGTGCGCCAAAACAAGGTGTGGTCGGTGAATGAGTACCAAAAACAGTTTGACCTCTTCCTCAAGGTCTTCGTGCGTATGTGCGTGGCTTGGTGGGTGCTTGGGTTTCTCCGTTTCCTGCCTGACAATCTGTCAGACAAAATCGTTAATAAATTACTTGGAATGTTAGGACTGTAATGCTTTCACTATTTTCAACCCTTGGTGGTTTGCTGATTTCAGGTTTGCCTAAACTGCTGGAATATTTCCAGAACAAGTCTGACCAAGCCCATGAGCTTGCACTTGCCCGTGTACAGGCAGACAAAGAACTTCAGATGCTGGCGCAGGGCTTTGCCTCCCAGCAAAAAATTGAAGAGTTGCGCACGGATCAGATTTCCATGCAGACAGATGCCCAGATGACGGTAGCTGCGTATGACCATGACAAAGCTGTTTTGGCTAGAGCCGCTGGCTGGGTTTCAAGCTATGTCGGCACTGTTCGCCCCACGGTTACCTACATTTTCATCCTAGAACTGTGCGCCATCAACGCTTGGCTGGCCTACTTTGTTTATTCACACCCCGGCTTAGTTGTTACCATTGATGACTTGGTGCGTGTTGCCGACATCATCTTCTCAAGCGACGAGATGGCGATGCTTGGCGGTATCATTGGTTTTTGGTTTGGTTCACGTAGCTGGGCTAAGAAATGAAACTGAGCGAAGCTGGCGCTAAATTGATGCACCAGTACGAGGGGTACAGGAACAAACCATACCTGTGCCCTGCTCATATCTGGACAATTGGCTACGGCCACGTGCTGTACCAAGATCAGATCAAACTGCCTGTGATCCGTGTGAATGGTTACACAGGTATGCTGCGTAGTGAGTACCCATTGAAACCGGAGGATAACCGTGCTTGGTCAAAAGAAGAGATCATTAGACTATTCGAAGATGACGTCGGCCCTACTGAACGCGGTGTTCTTAGACTTGCTCCCCCTCTATCTAGTCGTCAAGGGGCTTTCGATGCGTGCGTCAGTTTTGCCTTCAATGCCGGACTGGGCGGTTTTCAGCGGTCTTCTATTCGGATGAAGATAAACCGTGGTGATTGGGAAGGTGCAGCCGATGCACTATTGCTGTATTGCATGGGTGGTGGCAAAATACTTGCAGGGCTAAAAAAGCGCAGGGACGCTGAAAAAGCACTGTTTCTATCCTAGGACTGCCGATGCCATTACAAAAAATCCTGTTTAAGCCGGGCGTCAACCGGGAAAACACTCGCTATACCAACGAAGGCGGTTGGTACGAGTGCGACAAAGTCCGTTTTCGCCAAGGCACACCAGAAGTAATTGGTGGCTGGGTCCGCATTTCCTCCAATTTATTCTTAGGGGTTTGCCGTTCTTTGTGGAATTGGGTAACCCTTGGTGCATTGAATTTGCTGGGTGTTGGCACAAACCTGAAGTTTTACATCGAGAGGGGTGGTGCGTATTACGACATTACCCCGATCCGCGCAACAAGCACCATTAATAACAACCCTTTCACCCTGACTGCCTCAACCACTGTCACGGTCCACGATACGGCGCATGGCTGTGTCACAGGGGATTTTGTGACATTTAGTGGGGCGGTGGATATTGGTGGCGTTGGAACCAACGTTACGGCCAGTGTATTGAACCAAGAGTTTCAGTTGACGGTGGTCAACGTTGACTACTACACCATCACTATTTCAGTGACGCCAAATGCGACAGCTATTGCTGCATCCCCCGGAGGCGGCGCATCCGTAGTGGCAACTTACCAACTAAATGTAGGCCCTGCAAACGCGGTTCCTTTGGTAGGCTGGGGCGCAGGCGGTTGGGGCGCTGGTCCTTGGGGCACGGGCGATACCTCTTTGGTCTCGATGCGTCTTTGGAATCAGATGAACTACGGCCAGAACCTAGTCTTTGGACCTCGTGGCGAGGGGATTTATTACTGGGACGCGGACCTCGGACTTACGACGCGGGGCGTATTGCTGTCCAGCCTTGGCGGCACTGTGACGTTTACAAGCGCCAGCCCAACAGTGGTCACTTTGACTACGCCGCTGACGGAAGGTGCTGCTGTTCAGTTTGCAGCCTCAGGGTCTTTGCCTTCTGGTATTTCTGCTGCAACCACGTATTACGCATATCAGGTTAGTGGCTTGACTTGTAACTTGACAGATGCAAACGGTAATCTAATCAATACTGCGTCTACGGGGACTGGGGTGTATATCTCCGAATTGGTGGATGTGCCTTTGTTCCAAGATTGTTTGACAGTTTCTGATACGTCACGTTTCATCATTGCTTTTGGCACAAACAACTACGGGGAAGTTGTCAAGGACCCCATGCTGATCCGTTGGTCAGATCAGGATGATCCATACAACTGGACACCTACTGCAACCAACCAAGCCGGCAGCAT